TGGAAAACTCGAAGAAACCTACTTTAAGTCAACAGGCACTTGGCCCTCTACTTCAATCCCCTTCTAATTCTGATACAACCATAGATCACATCAAAGCAGCCGTTGATAATGCGATTGTTTTAAATGAAAAAAGGCGTGAGCGCCGTAAGTATATTGGCGCATCTAGTATTGGTGATGAGTGTCAGCGCAAAATACAGTATCGCTATCTCAACTACCCGATAGATCCTGACAAAGAGTTCAGTGCAAAGACGTTGAGAATCTTTCAGTTCGGTCACAACATTGAAGATTATGCAGCCAAGTGGATTAAAGATGCAGGGTTTGATCTACGCACAGAAGATAGACAAGGCGAACAATTTGGCTTTGCAATAGCAGATGGTGAAATACGCGGACACATAGACGGCGTTATTTGTGATGGACCCGTGGCTATGGGCTATCCCGCGCTCTGGGAAAACAAATCTGCTAACGATAAAAAGTTTCAAGCATTTGTTCGCATGGGCGTGGCTAAAGCAAATCCAACTTACGCAACGCAGATCGCTCTCTATCAAACATATATGGACCTAACGGAGAACCCTGCGCTCTTCACAGTGGTCAATAAAAACACGTCTGAAATCTATTATGAGCTAGTACCCTACAATGCACCACTTGCGCAGGAGGCTAGTGATAGGGCAGTAAATATCTTGACCGCTGCAAAAGCAGGTGACATTCTACCTCGCATCGCTCAGACGAAAGATTTTTTCCTCTGTAAGTTTTGCGAGTATCGGGAAACTTGTTGGGAGGAATAAATGTGAGGTGCAACCCGATCAAAAGCGCACCCCACATTTAGTATAAAGGGTTCAGGTAGGAACAAGATAATGAATATTTTACAGTTTGGCAAGAATGCAAGGGAAGTAGCGCAAAGAATTTCAGAAGAAGTTCCAAGAGATGTTCAGCTTCGCGCTTTAATTGAAACCTTCCCAAACGGCATTAGGCGCGGAAATGATTTTTTGCTTGGTTCACTAAGCGGAGAAAAAGGCCAGTCGCTTAGAATTAACATCGACACGAAAAGTCCTTGGTTTTTAAAAGGCAAAGATTTTGAGTCAGGTGATGGTGTGGGCGGCATTACCAAAATCCTAAAAGAAGGACGCGGTTGGTCCATCCAAGAGGTTGCGGAATACTTTTCGCACCACCTATCCAAAAACATCACACTCCCACCAGAGAATGTTGTGAAGCTAAACAAGCCCGAAAACTTTCAGGTAACAAACACCACAGCAACAACTGGCTTTCAAAAACCCGAACAAAAGATTGTGAAGGCTCAGATTGGACCCAACACACCTTTCGAAGAAGAGTACGACTACACTGACGAGAATGGGCAGGTGCTTGTCACAGTTCGGAAATACTTTGAAAGGGATGAAACTGGCGAAATTGTTCGAGATGGGAAAGGGAAGCCAAAAAAACAATTTCGCCAGTTCATGAGCGGAGGCCAAGGAATACCCGATCCTAGACCCTTATATAACATACCCGACATTGTAAGTGCCGACAAGGTAATTTGGGTTGAAGGGGAAAAATGCGCGGACGCTCTTAACGAGTTAGGCTACACAGCGACATGCACCATTGGTGGCGCAGGTATGCTTTCTGAAAATACAGCAAGCAAGTTTGACTTCACGCCATTGCGGAACAAAGATTTAATCCTGTGGCCTGACAACGATGAGGCAGGGAAAAAGCTCGCAAAGATCGTAGAGGCACAAGCAAAAAACGCAGGTGCAAAGTCCACAGTGATGTTGCAAATCCCATCCACAAAGCCAGAAAAGTGGGACGCTGCGGACGCTATCGAAGAAGACTTTAACATTAAAAAGTTTCTCAAAGACCATGAAAGTAAAGTAAAAAAACCAATATCTCTTTTGGATGATAGTCTGATTGTAGACAAGTATTTCATTGGTGTCGCACCCGAACAAAAGTTTCTTATCGGAAACACAATACCTCTCGGTGTACCAGTGGTGTTCGCCGCAGCGGGTGATAGTGGTAAAGGCATGATGACGCTTGACTTGGCAATGAAGGTTGCCTCTGGCGCATCTATGCAAAATGCATTCGGTGGTCTGGTCGCAGAACATGGAGATGCAATCATTATCACGGCAGAGGATGATAAAGACGAAATGCATCGTCGCATCTCTCGGCTAGATCCCATGCGCTATCGTGAAACCTATGATCACAAGCTACGTGTCTTGCCGTTGCCAAACCTCGGTGGCGTGTTTCCAATCATGCAGAAGTTCGATAACACCTACCTCATGGGAGAAGAGTTCTCTCGCATTTATGATCAAATGCTGGAGATGGAAAACCTCAAGCTGATTGTTATTGACCCGCTTGCATCTTTCGTTCACGCGGATGTCAACGCTGATCCCGCAGCAGGGGCAGCGTTCATGGGGCTTTTGGCGCAAATGGCTACAGAAACAGGCGCAACTGTAATGGTCAACCACCACATGGCAAAAGTTGACGCCAAAGAACCAATCTCAACGCCAGAGGAAGCGCGTAATAAAATCAGAGGGACATCCGCTATCGTTGATGGTGTGCGCTCTGCATTCGCCGTGTGGCAAGTAGACGAAGGCACAGGAAAGCAAAGATGCAGGGATTTAAACGTACCATACACAAGAAACGCAGTATTTGATGGCGCAGTCGTTAAATCCAACGGCCCAGCCAACCGTGAAATCAGGCACTTTATTCGCAACCAAGATACAGGTTTGCTTGAAGATCGCAGTGTAGACATTCAATCACTCGCAATGTCCGAAGCCGTCAGAGATCGCTTGGCTCACGTTGTGCAATATATTCGCATGCGTGAAGAACAAGGCTTGGCAGTAACAATTGAAGGAACGCATGACGGCGTTTGGAATACCGCAAACGGGCTGGAACCAAATGAACCATGCATCATAGCTATTCAATCCGTAAAGCGAACAACAATCAAAAACACAATCACAACAGCTATGCAGCAGGGGCTTGTTGAGAAATACAGATTAACACCAAGCGGACCACTAAAGTATCTCGGCGTTCCAAACGGACCACTATCTAACGGAACATACGAACCCGTTACCGGGCGCGATAATGTATAACCCGATAAAATGTTCGGGTTAAAAGGTTAACTGCCGGGCTTCCCCGGTTAACTTTTTACTTGCAATGTATGGGAATACTTGGTATAAATCCCAATCTAGGAAAAAGGAGATCCATATGATTCATGTTTTTGAAGACCGCGCTCCTACACTAACGGAAGCGCAAGAACTGGTAGGTGGGCTTGTTGAACTTGTCCATTCACCCGAACATCAAGACTGGCAAATCCTCGTAAACGAAGAGGGCTTACTTCATGGCTTGCCATTCAACGAAGAAGCCACAAAGCTATGTGGCACAGGTATTGTCGGTCCCGCAATTGTTTTAAAGGGAACTGCTCGGTGGACGTAGAAACCGTTAAGATAATTGAAAGAATCAAGCGCCGTATGCATTGGATGAAACACGATGCTACGGCGCGTTCTGATTATACCACAAAGCAAAATGTAGAGGAATTACAGGCTTTGTTTGAAATGTTGGAGAGAAAAATTGCTAACTAAAATGCAAGAATATGAGGATTTATACAAACGCGCTTGGCTTGCTCAAATAGAGGAAGATAAAAAAAATCCAAGATTCATCGGAGCCGCTACAAAAAAAGAAAATCCTCCTAGTAACAAAGGCGAAGGTCCAATTAAAATGACCAAGCAAGCACAGATATTAAATAGATTGCTAAAAAAAGGACTGTCACTAAAAGATGCTGGTGAAATCATAGGACTATCAATTAACTCAGTAAGCCAAATCAAAGCCAGATACAAGTTGCCCCGCGATGAAAATGATTGAACTTCAAGAAGAAGGTGAGTTTCAAAAAAAGCTCAACGAAAATCGCTGCATCAAATGCTACACTCCACTGAAAAAAATAGATGAATCAAAGCGCAAATGCGAAACCTGTAATCTAACTATTGTAGATTAACGCATATAACTTTGGAACTGATTTTGTGCCTGCTGACCATAACCCATAGAATTGTTCGGGTTATATCCAAACTGCTGAGGCTGGTAAGGATTCGGCATCTGACCATAACCACCGTATCCGCCCATCTGCTGACCCATTCCATAGCCACCGAACTGCTGCGGTTGCGGACGCATCTGCTGATATGGACTCATACCATAACCACCCATCATTGGCTGCGGCTGATTATATCCTATCTGATTATATCCTATGCCGAACTGACGCATAGGCTGCTGCATCGGCATTTGCATCGGGAACTGTGGTCGTCCAAAGCCTTGATATGGCTGCATTCC